GTTGTTCCAGGCGGTGGAGCCGGAGCTACCGCTGCCGCTCGACATGCCCGACACAGACGGGTGCGCCAGAAGAACGATGGTCAGCTCGTGTTGAACGCACAAACGCCGGAGCATGCCGATGAAAGCGCGCGATTGCGCCCGGTCGATCTCATCGCCGCCGAACAGATCGGCCAGCGTGTCGAGGATCACGAGCTTTGGCTGCCACTCGGCAACGAAGCGCTCTAGAGCGCCCCAGAGCGCCGTCGGCTGCAAGCGCCGCGTCCGCTGCTCCGGCGCAGCGAGGACCGCATTAGGCTCCTCGACCAGTGACGAGACACGCAGATTGTCGAGATCCGAAAGCTCGATCTTCTCGGCACGCACGATCGACCACAGGCGGCGATGGCACTCGTCGGCATCGTCCTCTGCGGTGACGAACAGCACCCGGCAGCGCGGGACGCGATGGCCCAGCCACACGCCGCCGACGGCACCGGCGACGCCGAGCTGAAGTGATAGCAATGACTTTCCGGTGCCGCCGTCACCGTTGATACTTGTCACCGTCCGCTCCGGCACCAGATCTTCAACCATCCATCGACGCGAGGGGATTGGCTGGCCTTGAAGGTCGGCCGGAACGATGAGCGGCAGCATCCGCAGTGCCGGGCCCTTGGGTGCCGGATGTGGTTCCGAGATGACTTCTCCCGTCGTCGGGTCTATCCTCTCGCGCACGAGTGCCGCCGCACTCGCCGCGCCGATTGCCTCGTCACGATCGGACGTGTTTTCCAGGGGCGGCGCCGGTTCGCGCATGCCGGCGTTGATGCCGCTGGCGATCGTCTTCAGGACCGACGGCATGCCGTCATCCTTCGCAAGGCCGCTCGCCTGAGCAGCTGAGATCAACGCCTGCGTGACCTCATGTCGGCCGAGGCGTCCGGCCGCGATCTGATGCCCTAGCTTAAGCGCGGCGCGGTTCAGCGCATCATTGCGCGTTCCGGGGAAAGCCCCAGCCACAGACGCGCACTCGTCATCCATGGCTGCCTCGGCATAGGCGCGCTCTTGTGCGGAGCTGGCCGGCCTGCTCGACAGGTCGTAGGAGGGCGATGGAAGCGTGACCTCGCGCTCCTTCGGCGTCTTGATGATGTCGACCAGCCAGCTCGGGACGGCGGGGATGTTCCCGGCGTCGATCGCCTCGAGGAGAGTCGGGCTGCCGGCGGGCGTCCCATAGACGGCGCCATCAGCACGAACAGAACCGGGCGCCACGATCCAGCCACCGGCGCCGCGAACGTCGATACCGTCCGGGAGGCTACCGCGAGCGTTACCGAGCGGATCCTGAGAGAGGTTGCGGAAGATGTGATGCAGGCCGCCGCCGGCCGTTTCCACCACCGGGCCCGCCGGCATCCCACCCTTGGACGCTGCCAGCTCCGCAAGCGCGGCCACACCATCCGGCCCGCCGTGCCGGTCAGCGTCGATCACCACCAGCTCCGACATTGCCAGCTCGATGCCGGGCAAGGCGTCGGGGAACTGCATCCACCAGCGGCGGACGATGGCGGGATCCGACGTCGCCGACTTGCGCCATTCGACAAGAGGAATCTTGTCCCACTTGTTGGCTCCGTTCGTGACGCGCGCCGGGAACACCGGAACGCCAGCCTCTGCAAGGCCCAGCGCCACCGCCAGATTGGTTTCCCGTGCGCTCGGCTCGGCATGAGCGGCGGGGTCGAATGTGAAGCCGAGCTTGGCCATCAGGGCGCCTTGTCCAGTCTGTCGGCGAGTGATTTGCCGAACGTGTCGATGATCTTGCGCAGGAAGCCCACCCACTCCACTGCCCCGAGCTTGGCCAGATCGGTTTCGCCGATTTCGTCCAGGTAGGATCCACCGGCATCGCCCGCGTCTCGGAGAGCTTCCTGCTCGGCTCGATCGAGTTCTTTCTTCGGCATGAGGAAGGCCTTGCGTGCGAGGTGGATGTGATCGTCGCAGCTCCACCAGACCATGGGCCTCCTCTCGAAGTACCCAGGCTTGCAGGTGAAGGCCGCGCCATCGTCGCGCCGCCGGCAGCAGAAGCATGGGCCGCCGGCCAGCGGATCGGAGCTGAGTTTTCTTGGCGCAAGCATCACTCAGCCGCGTCCCGCTTAACGAGGCCGATCAAGCGCCCGACGACGTCGAAGTGCTTGCCGTTCCTGCTCACGCGGATGTGGGTGATGGGTGACAGTTCTCCGGCGCGCTCGATCGCCTCCACCACAGTGCGCGGAAACGGCATCTGCCCGTCGAGCTTCCGCCAGATCATGCAGGCCTTGTCGTGGGCGAACCCCCGATGCTCGAAGCCCCACCACTCGCGATAGGCCGCCGGCCCGCACTGGTACTCGACCAGCAAAGACGTCGGTGCCCCCGGTTTGTCGAACGGCGTCATGCGGATGTCGGTCACCTCGAGCCATTTCTGGGAGGCCTGCTCATCCGACATGATCGCGACGTTCTCGGCGTGCGCGGCGTGGCCGGCCTCGTCTCTGGGCCACTCGAAGCCACATGTCGGGCAATAGCGGGTCGCGAGTGCAACCTGCTCCTGACATTCCGGGCACACCTTGGCGCGCACCTCGTCGGGCTTCACCTTGCCCTCACCGTCGCCGCCTCCAGGTTCCTTCTTCGGCTTCGGCGCGTCGATGGGACCATGCCGCGTGACGTTGCCGGCGAAGTCCAGCACAAGGCAGTTCTCCTTGCCCGAAGCGAGACGGAAGCCACGCCCCACCATCTGGACATAGAGGCCGGTCGAGAGCGTCGGGCGGAGAAGTGCAATCAGATCGACATGCGGAGCATTGAAGCCTGTCGTGAGCACACCCACCGAAGTCAGGCACCGAATGCGCTGCGCCTTGTAGGCTGCGATGATCTGGTCCCGATCTCGAGACGGCGTGTCGCCGGTGATGGTCTCGCAGCTGATGCCATGATCGCGCATGCAGTCGCGAACGTCGGCCGCGTGCTCGACACCCGTGCAGAAGGCTAGCCAGCCACGCCGGTCCTTGCCGAACTCGATGATCTCCCGGCATGCCTCCACCACAACAGACGGCCGGTTCGCGGCTGCCTGAAGCTCGTCGGCCTTGAACTCGCCGCCGCGGATGTGGACGCCGGATATGTCGATCCGGGTGGCCGTCGCCTTGCTGATGAGCTTCGAAAGATAGCCGGCTTCGATCAGCTCTCGGACGTTGGCATCGTAGATGATTTCGTCAAACAGCCGATCCTTCCCGCGATCGAGCCGGCCACTGTCGAGGCGGTACGGCGTGGCCGTCAACCCGACGATGCGCATGTCCGGTGTCGCCTCGCGCAGAGATGCGAAGAAACGGCCGTACATGGTCGAAGCCGAGCGAGGGATGAGGTGCGCTTCATCGACGATGATCACGTCGAAGACGCCGAGCTCGTCCGTCTTGTTGTGGACGCTCTGGATGCCCATGAAGAGCACCCGCGAGTGTCGATCACGCCGGCCAAGACCGGCCGAGTAGATGCCGATCGGCGCTTGCGGCCACAGACCCAGCATCTCCTGGGCGTTCTGCCCGATCAGCTCCTTGACGTGGGTGATCACGCCGATCCGCAGCGATGGCCACTGCGCCAACAGCTCACGGACCAGCGTAGCGATCACCAGCGACTTGCCGGCGCCAGTCGGCAGCACGATCAGCGGGTTTCCGCCTCCGTCGTTCCAGAACGCATAGAGCGTGTCGAGCGAGCCCCGCTGGTAGGGGCGAAGCTGGAGCGTCATGCCTGCCATCACCTCGGTCAGTTCGGGCGTCCACTGGTCGGCTATCGCCGACGCCAAGCCCTCGAATGTTTTGCTCCGGATCTTCCAGCGATCAGGTCCAGGCGGTGCACGGTGGATTGCCGACCAGTGCTTGTGCTCTTCGGTGCCGGGCTGGGGCGGCGTGAGCTTGTTGGTTTGGACCAGCGGCGGCAAGCCGCGTAGGTAGAGCCCGGTCCCCTTGAACGCCCGGTGCCCAAACCACCACGGCTGGACAATCTGGGGCTTGGGAAGGCCGATTGGCATCCGCTCGCGCGCGTGCCGGTGCATGATGGGGTTCTCGACGCAGACCCGCTCAATGGGAGCATTCCAGCAGGCGGTGAACAGCTCGACGCCGGCCTCCAGCTCCAACCACATCTGCTCCACGGTTCGCCCCGGTGGCGGCGCGGTCAGCCAGCGGACGCCAGAGTTGCAGAGGCGCGTGCACGGCGGGTGCATGACGGCGAGCAGGTCCCAGCCGTCGTTGAGGTGATCGCGGATGTCACCGACGATGTGGTGGTTGCTGCGGTCGTCCGCCGGCAGGAGGTCGACAGACCAGACGTCATGTCCGCGCGCGGCAAAAGCACGACGGACGACGCCGGAAGTCTCGCAGCCAACGAGGATACGCATGGCGGTGCTCGTCATGGCAGCACCTCATGACGACGAGCGCGGGCTTGGCGCATGTGGGTCTTGGCCAGCGTGTCGCACTGCCGGTTCACCCACTGCCGCTTTGCGCCCTTGCGATGCCCGTAGACGTGCCTGACCAGCAGGGTCTTGCCAGCCCGCTCAATCACCTCCAGCGCTGCCAGCTCGAGCGCTCTAGGTGTCATTACGACGCGTGAGGAGATCTTGTGGCCGTCGCGATGGTCGGTCACCGTGACGTGGTCCAGACGGCCGGCGATCATTTCGAGCGCTTGCAGGCAATCGCACTGCACCATGACCCGGTCGACTTCTGTGAGGTGCCCCAACTTGCCGAGCGCGGCGATGGCGTTGGCGATCCCGCATAGCTCCGCCTCGCGAGAAGATCTCGGGCTGGTATCGTGGCCGAACGCCCCGCCGAACAGCATGCCCTTGGACCAGCCTTCACGGATCGCCCAGGCTCCCCAGCCACCGGCGAAAGTCTTGGGGCAAAGAGAGCTATCAACGAACAGCGTCAGCAGCAGATTGGGGCGGCTCGTCTTCTCGTCTGGAACGTCGTCGATCCGGTGCCCCTCATAGATGTCCGGCATCCCCTCGGCGCACTGGTCGATGTAGGCGAAGGCGGTTGCCTCGGAGCGGAAGTCGACCGGGTCCAGATCGCCGTAAAGCGTGTGAATGGTGACGCGGTGCTTCATGGCCTGACCTCACCGGCGCCGTCAGTCCACGTTCCGCCGTCGCGCAGAGCGTAGGTCACCGTCTCCTTCTCAGGATCGGCATCGATCTGCCGGCCGGGGATCAGATCCGGGATGAACAGGTGGTTGGCGCACCCGCTTTCCTGATCGGCGCGGCTGAGGGGGCGATCATGCCGGCCACACCGCCACTCGCCGTCATTGGGAACCACCATCGCATGCAGGCATGTTCGACAGTTCATGCGCGGCCACGCCGAGCCGTGGCAGGCCAGCGGGTAGGCGCAGAACCGGCAGAGGTAGAAATCCGGCTTCTCGCTGATCTTGGCCGGCGGCGTGTCCCCGAACACGATGCGGGAGGCCTTGCCAATGAGGGCCATGGCGGCGACCGGGTCGACGCGAACGCGCTCGGTGTAGATGCTGTCGGTGTCCTTCTCGACCGCGCAGTAGAAGGCGCGATCGATGCCCTTCAGGTGCATGTAGATCTGCATCTGGGCGTAGTGCATTGGCTTCGCAGCCTTCACGCCCGATGCCACCAGCTTCGCGAAGCTCTTGGTGTTGTGGGTCTTCGCCTCGAAGACATGACGGGCGGCCGGCGCCTCAATGACACCGGACACGATGATGCCGTCGAGGTGGCCACCACCATGCCCGCCGGCAAAACGGACGGCGTGCTGTTCGCCGTCGGGCATCTCATCGAAAACCACACCGATCCGCTTGAGATCGGCGATCAGGCGGTCTTCCTCGCGGTGCCCGGTCTGGAAAAGGCGCAGCATCCGCCCCTCGAAGCGCTCGGGAGGGAACGCCCAGCGGAACGCAAGCCAGAGCTTCCGTTCGCACTCGTCTCCGATGACGGACGCACCGAGATAGGTGCGCTCAGTGTCGTCATTGTCCTCGGCATAGGCGGCATAGATGGCTTCCGCTGTCGGGAAGCGCGCGGCGGTAGGGAGTGCGACCATCAGGCACCACCCATCGCCTTGTCAGGGCGAGCGAGATCAATCATCGTCTCGGGTCTCCGAACGATGCTCAAGAGAGCGTTGATGTTTCGGGGGAAGGGAGGCCGGTCTCCGGTTGGCGCCTCAGCACCGGCCTCCCGGCAAAATCAGAACGGAATGTCGTCGTCGAGATGCTGACCGGCCGGCTGCTGGCGCTGCCCCCACGGACGAGCACCGCCTGCGGGCGCCCTCTGGGGAGCCGAGCGCTGCTGAGCGGCCGGACGGGAGTTGGCGCGCGGCTGCTCAGAACTCGCGGCGCGCGAAGGCTGAGCCGGGGCCTTGGCAGCCTGACGCTGCGGGGCAGCGTTCTCGTAGGGCTTGACGTCCTTGACGATGTTCTTGTCGCGATACTGCCCCTCGCCGGGCTCGATCACCAACTTCACCATGAAGGGGATGTTGTGCAGATCCTCGGTGTCGTCGATCGGCCCGAGACCCACGGCAGCGCAGTACTTGCCGAGCCGCTGGCTGGCGATACGCTGGGCAACCTCGCTGCGGTTGACGATGTTGAGGTTGTCCCAGAACAGCCGGCCGGTGAAATCGCCATCAGTGATCTCGCCAGAGAGCTTCAGCATCTGGCCGCCGCTGGCGGTGTCCTTGATCTCGCTGTCGATGATCTGGGCGGGATACCAGCCATCCGGGACCGGATCAAAGTCGTCGGACGGGAACTCATCGGGATTGAAGGTGCCGGGAAGCTGAGCCATGGCCGGTTACTCCGCAGCCTGGGCCGCCAGAGCGGCGCCGGGAAGGTAGGGGGCGATGGCGGCGAAGCCCTCGCCCTGGCGATAGAGGATCTTGTCGGGGAAGCCGTAACGGTTCTTCGCGACGAACGACGGCCGTCCTTCGGTGTAGATGAAGCGGTTGCCGCCACCGGTGGCCTTGGCTTCCTTCTTGCCGAAGCCGGCGTCCTTCTCCTTGACCGTGACGTCCTGGTTGATGAACAGGATGGCGTCGCTGTCGTCCTGGAAGAGCGCCATCGCCCGCTTGTGGATGCGGATGTCATAGCGAGAGTAGGACGTGGTCTGCGGATCGTCGAAACGGTCGATCGTCGAATGAGCGATGAAGACGATCGCCATGCCCGAGTTACGCAGAAGATTGACGACGCCGAACAGCTCTCGCCACACAGCGTCAGCGGCGATGTAGCCCTTGCCGTAACCGGGGCTCTCGATGTCGGACCACTTGTTGTCCTCGCAGGTCTGAGCCCAGACCAGCGGCTCGAGCTTGTCGATGCTGTCGATGACGACGGTCTGGTGATCGTGCTGCTCGTTGGCGAGCGCGTAGAGCGCTTCCATCACCTCGGAGAACGACTGAAGATGACCGAAGGTGTCGATCTCGAGGCCCGACGGCGTGCCGTCCTCGACCTGGATGAACACCGGGCTCGGGAATTCGCTGGCGAACGTGGTCTTGCCCATGCCGGGCGGCCCGTAGACGAGAATGCGCGGCGGCATGACCGCCGACACGCGCTTGAGAGATGCAAGGCTGATTGCCATTGTGATCGTTGCTCCCTGTGCCGCTCCTTTGGTTCCCGGCGCCCGGCGGGGAGGAGCGGCGATCAAGACCGCGTGCCGGGAGGGGTGGCACGCGCCGGGCGCCGGGTGGCTTCGATGCAGTCGGCCCCAACGGCCCTTGGTGAGAGGATGGCCAAGATGGCCTGCCGTTCCCGTCCCTCTGCACCGAACTCTTGCCTCTCACACGATGCTGATCTCCACGATCAGCATCGGAGAAGCGCTGTAGAACTTCGCGATGGACACATCGACGAGTTGGGCATCGTCACGGTAGACGACGCCGTTGAGGGCGTCGGCGACTGCCTTGACGATGTTGTCGCAGTCAGGCTTGCCGGTCGGGCGAAGGGCATCGTCAATCGCCGTCTGGCGCTTCTTCCTCGACCAGATGGCCGGTATCGGCATCATCGCCTTGACGCGCATGCGCAGCGGCTGCTCCTCGTATTTGCATCCGCCTCTCGCGCTGATAGCTGCCTCGCCGGCTGCTCGAATGACCGCCTCGTAAGCGCGCGTCTTGGCCGGGGTGACTGCCCGACCACGGAAGAAACGGGGCCGCCCCTTGCCCGCCGGATCGCCAGGGATGATGATCGATACGGGTGCTAGATGCGGAGTGACCGCGATGTGTTCGACATCGGCGACGGCTGACATGGGGAGCCCCGTTATCTGGTGAGAAGGCCGAACGACGAGAGGGCGGCGACGGTCGCGCCCATGCTCAGAAGCGCCCCGGTGAGGAAGACGCCGATCGTTCCAATGACGAAATCGCTCATTGAAAACCGATGGTTATCGGTGCGCTTGGTATTTCTGGCCAATCTGTTACCCTTCCTTAACTTCTCAGGATGCAGTGTCGGTCAGGAAGAAATCGTTCGCGCTGACCTTCCCTCTCGTGAGGCGAAAGATGCGGTTGATGATTTCCGGCGCCGGCCGGCGTTGGCCGGCCAGATACCTGGACATACACGGCTGGCTCACGCCGACCTTGGCTGCAAACTCAGTTGCGGTCATGCGCTCTTGGCTGAGGAAGTCGGCTAATCGCATGCCCAGATATATGCCATCATGGCATAATGAACGCAAGGACGATTATTCCGGGTTGGCATATTTTCAACAGCCTGGATCAAGCTGGAGGTGTCGATGAGCATCTTGCGTGAGCTTCGTGAGAAGCAGGGCCTGACACAGGTCAAGCTCGCAGAGCTGGCCAACACCACCCAGCCGATGATCGGGCGTCTGGAGAATGGTCAAAGGGTTATGACTGTGAAATGGGCGCGTATTCTCGCGCCCATCCTGAAGACCACCCCGGAGGATTTATTGTTCCGCCAAACTGCCGAAACGGAAGAGGCTCGCCAGAAGCATCTGGCGGACGTGCTCAAACGGCTAATCGAGGAGCACGGATTTACCGAAGTTTCTCAAATGATTGCAGCACTTCGGGCGGTAACGGAAGGCCAAGAAAAAGCAGGAAACAAGCCTTAGCATGGATCTCGGCCTGATCGTTGGTCGAGAACTCCAGCAGCGTCTCGGATGCTTGGCGCAAAGCGTCTTTCAAGACTTCGGCGTCGGCGGAGCCACACGAAGCAATCGCGTCATCGTACGTCAGCATCTTCCGCTCCCCCAGACAACGGACGCGCTTCCCGTTGGAGGTATGCACCGAGCATACCTACCCCGCCGTCCCACATTCTTTTCGTTTGGCTGGATCATGACTCTGCACGTATCGCGGGGCAAGAGTCGGACGGTTGTACAGTGTGGTGGATGGTTATATTTAAGATTGTGTAACCAGAGTTCTACCAAATTTATCATATAGTTAATTGCTTGCAAAATCGCGGATATCTCCTGAAACATGCTGCCGCGCGCATTTGATATCGATTCTTATCTTGGTTAACGGAGCAAATCTCAGGTTGTAGACACACTGTTAATTTGGCAGAGCGTCGCGGTCCCGCCTCGCGGTGCGCAACTCAAGATTCCGCTTGATCGCCGGTTAGTGCACGCTGATAGGCGGGGGCGTTCGTTTCCCACAAGCGATTATGCCAATCAGGTATTGTCAAGATTATACCTATCTGGCATATTGCCATCTGTCAGCGCCGATCTGCCGGGCACATCCGGCACGAAGAAGCGCTGCGCCAACCAAGCGCAGGATGTGCAATGTCCAACACCTTCGACAACATGACCGTGTCCGATCTTGCCGACGAAATCGGGAAGGCGGACAGCGACATCAAGGCGAGAACTGCCAGGCTTGACGAGATGAAGGGGGAGCTGAAGCTCCGCGGCGTCAACATGGCCGCCGGCCACGACTATGTGGTCTCCATCTCCGAGAGCACCACCAAGCGCCTCGACACCAAACGCCTGCAGGAAGACCTCGGCGACGCCCTCGACGGCTACTACAACACGAGCACTTCGAGCCGAGTCCTCATCAAACCCGCCGCCAAGCTCGAGGAGGCCTGATCGTGATCGACCGGGCCAAGATGGAGCGCGCCAGGGACATGGCGCTTGAGTTCGTCGACCGCGTCAACGATGCGATCGAGGCTGAGGATCCGGATTACTTTCCCAAGATCCCGACCATGCACACGGCGAGCGTCCGACGCTCGTCGATGGAGCTCACCCGCCTGCTCTCGAAGATGCGGGCATAAACGGCAGCTCATTTAGCTGCCACCATCCATCCAGATGCGAAAGCGCCACGATCACCGGGCTCTCCGGGCGATGGCGCTCGCCTATGAGGCTGATGAAATGAGCGATCCTGAACACATTCGCCGCGCCTTCAACGCGGCCCTCGACTTCGCGCTGGACGACTGTGACGATCACGAAGCGACCGCCTTCTTGCGCTGCTGGCGCAAAGGTGACTGGCAAGCGATCGCCGAACAGTGGCCGGAGTTCGATCTGTCGACCGTCGGCGCAGCGCAGCCCAAGAAGACGGAGGCCAGCCATGCCCCCGCGCATTGAGCAGCTTAGTTGCGAGCGCTTCACCCAGCTCGACGAGAACGACGCCGTCGCCGTTATCTCGACCAATGGCGTCTACAAGCAGGCGAAGGTCTACACCAGAGGTGAAGAGCTGTATGCCGGTGCATCCGGAGGATATGTCCAGCTCTACCACGGCGGGCGCACATCGCGGCCCAAGCTTCGCTGGGTTGGCCTTGAGGTGGTCAACAAGGAGATCGAGGCCGACAGAACCGGGCGGCTGCGCATCGCGAGGTGACCATGCCCGAGGACGGTGCTCTCTACGTGACAGAAGCCGAGTGCGCATCACGACTCGGCTTCGCCCCTGGAACATGGGGCAAGCTTCGCGCTCGCTACGAGCGCCTTGGAATGCCGAGAAAAGACCCTATCAGCCATCGCCGCTATTGGCCGGCTGTTCGAGCATTCTTCGATCGGCATAATGGAGCCGCTGGCGACAATCCCGTTGCCAGCGGCGAAGACCTAGGGACTGAAAATCTTGAGGCATTCAAGACCAACTCTAGACGACGCGCCGGGGCTTGAGGTGCAGCAGAGGGCGGATGGAACATTCCGCTCGATGTGGAGAGCACCGAAGGCCGCGGCTGCGGACGGCTACATTCCAAAGTCAGTGACCATCGACGCTGACATCACCAACGCTGGTGATCACGACAAGATCCGGGCGGCCTGCCATCAGCAGCAGGCCGCACTCGAACTGTGGCGACAATCGAAAGCTCGGGCGACGCCGACCGAGATTGTCACCCTCACCGACCTCTCGCGGCTCTACCAAACGCATGAAGCCTCGCCGTTCCTGACCGTCAAGGAAAACAGCCGGCGCGATTACCTGCATGAGCTGAGGGTGATCGAGAGGACCATCGGCAGCCGGACGCTCGCCGGCATCAAGGCGGTCGACTTCACTCGCTGGTTCAGGGCGGCAAGGGAAAGCGTCGAAGGCGATGGTGGTGCGAGAAAGGCCTATGGCGTCATCAAGCGGCTACGCGCACTCGTGTCGTTCGGCATCATCGCCGAAGTGCAGGCATGCTATCGGTTGAAAGCAATCCTGAGCGAGATGCGTTTCGAACAGCCGCCGCGTCGCGAGACGGCCATGACCTATGAAATGGCTGCCGCCATCATCGAGAAAGCGCATGAGATGGGGCGCCCTTCGATCGCCCTCGCCCAGGCGCTGCAGTTCGAGACCGGCATGAGGCAGACCGACGTCATAGGCCAGTGGTTAGCCTCGGATCTGGGCGGGGCATCTCCCTACCAGATTGGCCGGCGCCGCTGGTCTGGTCTCGTCTGGCAGCTGATCTCTCCAGATCTCACGCTGACGATGAAGACCAGCAAGACAGGCTCCACGGTCGGCCATGATCTCGGGGCCATGCCGCTGGTCAAAGCCGAGATCGACCGGATCCCGAAAGAGAAGCGGATCGGAGCGGTGATCGTCAACGAGAACACCGGTCTCCCTTACATCGCGCTGACGTTCTCGAGGAACTGGCGAGAGATCGCCGATGCCGCCGGCATTCCGAGGAGTGTCTGGAACCGGGACAGCCGCGCCGGAGCGATCACCGAGGGGGACGAGGCCGGCGCTGCCGTCTCGGATCTTCAGCGCATGGCCGGCCACACGACCGCGAAAATGACCGGCAGGTACATCCGCGGCGGCGCAATTGTGACCAGCCAGAAGGTGTCCAGACTCAGGGTCGAAAAGCGATCCACGCACGAAAAGTGAACCGCTGGGAATTCGAGGTTCCCAGCGGTTTCCCAGCGCTGCTAACGCAAACTAGCTAAGTCTTTGATATTGTTGGAGCGGGTGAAGGGAATCGAACCCTCGTGTTCAGCTTGGGAAGCTGCTGCTCTACCATTGAGCTACACCCGCGTCGCGATCTAGATCGCAGCCCGGCCCGGCGCTGTCAAGAGGCCGCCTCCGGTTGCCGGAGCCGCGGAACTTGCCGATCCTCCGCCCGGCCCTTCACGAGAAAGGCGGCCGTCAGTCGTGGCCGGCTTCGCTCAGGAAGCGCTTCAGGTTGTTGTAGCCCATGGTGACGTAGGTCTTCGGGTTGGCCTTCTCGGGATCCTGCTCGGCCTCGATCACC